AAACTTAACAATACCCTTAGGCATTTTTGCGATAGTTGCCATGTAGCCGTAAATAGCTACCTGTACCTGTAGGTTTGATACTACGTTTACAGACATATATGCAGTAGGTGACTGATAAACAGTAAAGGCCTCAGGTGCAAGAATTACTGCAGAGTCATCGATAGTTGTAGTAGCGGTAAAGTTCTTGTCTACGTATAGATCAAGCCCTAGTACGTTGCCTCGAATTGATCCCGGTTGCACTAGACCGCCTGCGTTCATTGGCTGAGATGCTGAGTAAATTGGTCGCCCTGTTGTATCAGTAGCACCCATTAATAGCTGCCATTGTGATCCATTAGCGATGTAGTTATTAGCAAAATAACCTGTAGCTTCGTAAACCTTACGAGCTGAGTCTGAGGCAAACTCGATAATACCGGCTGAGTCTGCATCGCATCCTGAGCTATATTGACCAGCTGCGATAAGTGCGTTTAGTACTGTTGTATCAAGAGTCTTTAGATACGCATTTTGTAGCTGATTTGTTAGCTCTGCATAGAAATTAGGATCTGAGCGCTCTAACAATTCTACGCTGATCGTATTCATGCCTGCGTACTTAGATACGGTACCTGTTAGGTAAGCCGTTTCCATCCCGGTATTTTGTACAGCTCCGGCTTCTGCCTCAACGGTTACTACAGGTGCTACGCCTGTACCGCCACCGGCTGAGGTAACGAGTGATGGGACATTTATGGTCATGCCATTTGTAGGCAAAACTCCACGGCTGCAAGCATCAATAGCCGGGGTACCAAAACGAGTATTCGTTGGAAATTCCGCTAGGTACTGAGTAGGTGAAAATGCAGGGTTAGTAGCAAAGCTATCATCGGCTGCGGTTACGTAAAGCTTTGAGTCATCATTACCTAGAGCAGCTTTAATTTTGTGCTCTGTATAAGCGCCCATAGATGTAATAGGTGTACGTACTCGCTGAGAGTCTAGTACGGATGGTCGGATGATCTTACGAGCGGCCTCGACCTTTTCAGCCTCGACCGGTGCATCTACCTGAGTTTCCTCCGGTGTATTTTCAGGGGCAGTAGTCACGGCCTCCTCGCTTTCTGTTTCTGTTTCGGTTTCGACCTCTACGATCGTCGTAGAGATAGTTGTAGTTTTTTCTTTTGTACTTGTAGCTGCCTCAAGCGCTGCTCGAGCGGCTGCAATATCAGTTACGGAGGCGCTAGAAAAGGCCGCACTCTCGACGAGGCTTACCTCTTTGAGGACCGCCGCCGTTACTAACAGGTAATCCCCCATAGGCTTAGAGGCCGTTACATCGACCCCTACGGATAAGCCGGATACTAGGTTTTCCTGAGCTAGTACTAGAGCATCTTGTCCTCGAGTGCTACTAGATAACTTAAAGGATCCGTATACGCCCTCTGTTGAGTCGCTAAAACTAATTGCGCGACCTACCGGCTTATCGGCTTGATGCTGCATTAGTAATTTAATATTTGATGCCTCAGCGTATGTAATTGAGCCGCGCTCAAACATAACCGGGCCTGCACTTGTAAAACCGACCTCGCCATAAGGTGCAACGAGTCCGGATATCATCCGGCGTTCCGTATCGGCTGCCTGTATTTCTTGGCTAAACGTTAGTAGCACTTGTATCTCCTAGCGGTGTTAGTTGCTCCATTTGTCGTGCTTGCTCTACATCGATTAGATCTAGATTTAACATTTTCTCGATGATGTCTAAGCGATCTTTAGCATCGACTCGTAAAAATGTGTCGTCTACCGCGAAACGCACTTGATTGGATCCGTTTGTTACGTCGTTCATGGAGAGCCTGTCCTCAATAGCTGAAATGTAAGGCTGCAACGAGTACGCAACAAATTCTTTACGACCGTCTAAAATATTTTGGTACGTCATTGAGTTATTCATGTCCGCACTAATTAGGTACGCCGGGACGTTCATCGCGCGGCTAATTTCGGTAGCGAGGTACTGAGAAAATTCTGCGTACGCCATGTCTTTAGGTGAGAAAGATGTAGGTACATACTCAAGAGTGCTCGTTAAATATGCGGTGCTGCGATTTTGTCTAGCACTCTTAAAGGCTGCTAGTAGTCCTTGTATTTGAGACTCCGGTAAATCTGCGCCGTTATTTTTTAGGATACCTGTAGGCATTGGTGTAGCTGCACTAATCGCCGCCGCACGTTGTACATCGTACGCAGCTTTAATAGTTGTACTAGCGCTCTGCAATACACCAGGTAGCAACGATTGGAAAGTAAGTAAAGATCCGATACCGCCCATAGGTACCTTGTTACCGTCTACGAAATAATCTTGGATCTCTGTACCGTATTGATTAGTCGTATATGTAACACGATTATTAGCTACCCACTCAAACCCAGATGGTCGTCCATCATCGGCGTACAAAGATGTAACGCGCCAATACGCAACCGAATAAAATATCAAACTGTCCACGGTTGCAGCGATGGTAACGCTTCGAGGTTGGCGTATGTCAGGTTGCTCTAACCAAACAGGGGAGCCTAACTTTTCACCGGTAGATTTTTTGTATAGAGATAAATCAATAGAGCTAATAACTCCGGCGATTAAATTACGGCAACGTGCAACACTTGATACTTGTAACGCAAAATTACGATCAATACCTACGCCGTTATATCCAAAATTACCCGTATTAAAAGATCCATAACCGTAAGTAGTATCCATTACGGCAGGTGCGTACTGAGCCTCTACCTGAGGCTTGTCGGAGCTCTTGAGCCCTAAAGTTTGGAGTAATCCCATGGGAGACATTTTCTCAAAATGTCAAGCATAAAATCAGGTTTAGCGGCGGCGTGTCTAAGTGTAGATTTTGGCCTCGCCCATAGGTTGATTGAGCACGTGGACGATCATGCTGAGCCCGATAGCTATATCTATTGGCCCGGCAGATTTACGCCTTACTAATCTCCAGCTCGCGTCCGACTCTTTTGCCGCGCAATTTTGCATATGTGCCACGAGCTCATCTTGGCCCGAGTGTACGAGCTTTTTATTAGATAGAGCTTGGTGTAAGTCCCCTGCCGCCTGATACGACTTTTGCCCGGAGATGTCGGTTATGTGGATGCCGTTCATTTCGAGGCGTTTAGCGATTGAGGCGGTAGTGTATTTATCGTAAGTAACCGTACGAGGGTAAAACTGTTTAGCCCAATATGAGATCCGGTTAGCCATATAAAGCTCATCGATGGATACGTCTGAGTGAAAGACCTCTAATACCGCAACCCCGATACGACCGTCCTCGAGTAATTGGCCCATTACGAGCGAGCCGTTTCTTCTGGACGGTGCAACGTCAAAGCCAAACACGGTAAGCGGTCCGGGTACTAGCTTAAGATCTTTATCGCCGGCCTCCTCAACAGATAAGTGAGGCCAAGGTGAGGCCGTAGACGAAATCCATTGACACAATAGCTCCGTTTTTGTAGTTTCGATTGGTTGAGTAGCTACCGCCTCAGCTAAAGCCTCAAGCGTTACCGTATAACCGAGCGCCGGGTTAGCCATGGCCCACGCCTTAGGATCATCAATACGCGCAAATTGCTCAGCGCTATATTCATAGTAGCCAAGCGAGGCAGGAGGGCTTTCTAAACATCTTTGTCTCAAAGAATTAAGCACGGTACTAAACGCATCTCCACTATTGCTAGTCAGTAGTGTTTGAGCGTTAGCCTTGGCGCGAGTCGTAGGGGTTGCAGCTTGATACCCCTCCTCGCTGATCTCACGTAATTCATCGATGTATAAAAACGAAGCCGACCGGCCGCGGGCTCCGTCTCTAGTAGCTGCCACTACATCGAGGCGGTGTCCATTTTTCAGCTCGATCGACTCCGTACCGTTAGCGTATCTAATTTGTCGGACCTGTTTGCTAAGCTCGCTAGACCCCTCTATCGCATAGGCCACTTGTCTAAAGGTGTCTAAAGCCATTGATCTATTAGAGCTCATAATTAACACGTTTGGACTTTCGAATAAAAACATATGCGCGAGCATCATCATACGCGCGAGGTGAGTCTTACCCTGTTGCCTTGCAACTAAAACGAGGTTTGTCTTTCTGATAAATAGATCATCATCCGATATCGAGGTCATGTCATCAATTACAAAGCGTTGCCACGGTAAAAGCGGTACGCCGATCGAGTCAGCTAAATCCGATACCTCTTGGCCACGATTTTTAGTCTTTAGATAAGGGCTATGTAATCGAGGCTCAGTAGCCCCATAGAGCGGCGTTGTCATCCGGTGAGTATCCCTATCAATTCTGCTCGGGTTGGCCCGTACACGGACCGGCTAGGACCGTTGAGGTGGTTATCGGGGAGATAGAGCTTGGAAAGGCAGGGGGGGTAGCCGTCCGTGCTAAAAAAACGCCTTGTGAGCGTGATCCCTTAGAGCTATTGCAGCGCTTACAACAGGCCACCATATTCTCAAGGCTAATAGGATCTCCTCCATTTTTTATAGCTACTATGTGATCTACAGTCATGGCATCTTGGCCGCAATATGTACAGGTATATCCATCCCTTGCTAGCACTATGAGCCTTTGTGCTTTGTACTTACGGCTTAACCTTGGATCATGTCTACCATGGACCATTAGTACCAGCCCCTTTTATTATGAAACTCTAACGCTTTACATGGAGTGCGGTGTTTATGTGCGATGTATTTAAGTCCTAGATCAATCTGCATAAAGGGATCATGTACTTTAAGTTTAAGTAGCTGAGGTATCCCATATGCAGAGCTCTTAGGATTATCTGCTCGAGGATCCCATCTACTTTCCTTATCCCATAGGATCTCTAAACATCTATATTGCTTAGCATTTAATAGCTTTATATGTGCGTAGAGTTTGTAGTTTTCTTTATCTCTTTGTGTACTTACCGCACTCGCATACGTTGTATTGCTAAATACAAATAGCCCGGCCAATAGCACCAAGCATAGCCCGCGAGCTATCCGCGGTAGCGGCTCGCCAGCTAGCATGGAGCGTAATCGCTTAGTCAAATACGTGTCAATCTTGAGCGTGATCTTGAGCGTGTCCCAGAGGTTATTAACGTATGTGGATAACTTATGTGGATAACTATTACGCATCTTTACCCCATCCCGTGCCCTTAAAGCTTATGCCCGGTGCGTGATATACCTGCCTCATCATCATCGAGCAACAGTACGGCGTAGTGTGTTCTGCCATCTTTTCTACCGTCTCATAACGCACGTTACAAACTATGCACTCATACTCATAACTAGGCATCTTTAACGTCCTCCATCATGACGATACCCATTACCCCGCATTTAACGCATTGGAGCGATTTAACGTAAGGCGGCAGGTTATCGGTGATTACTCGCTCTATATGATCGGTAATCTTGCCGCAAAGGCGGCACTTAGTTTTATACGCCATAGTTTGACCTCTTTAGATATTGCATCTCAAATAGATTAGATCGAGGTACCCAATAGTTATTCTGATAAGGATGTTTGTATTTAGGCACCATAGCCATATGCACCGGCATCCATCCCAATAGCACGTAAACCGGGCTCCATCCTGTAACCAATATAGCTACATCGTTAGGCCTAGGGTTAGCCTTATTTTGGATGATTAAATGCCCGTTAGCGTGTTTGGTCCATTTAACCTCGACGTTTTGGCCTACGTCTGCCTCCTCGTGCACGTTAATAGGTTTAGGTACAAAAGCATTATCACCAAAATAGTTAGCTACGGCCGTTTCAGCTCCACACGCTTCCGACTTTTGCCATATAAACTCGTGATAATTGCTAAAGCTTTGCCCAAACTGATCCGGATCATTTGGATCGGCCTTAAAGTGAATAGCTCGCTCGAGGCCCATACGGTGCGCCGTAATCTCCTGCGATCTATCGAGTATGACTTTAGCTACGCGCGACACTCTGCACACAACCACGTAACGACCTCAAGCCCTACATCTCGAATAGTAAGGCCGCCTAATTGACTAACCCACTCGCCGCAATAGTCGCACTTATCTACCGGCGTAGTACTTGTCGATCCGTCATCGTGGATAGTTGTAGCTAGTCCGCCTTTAATAAAAGTTAGTTCGCCCATCTCTATACCTGCGGCTTCCACTTGCCATCTGAGCCGAGCACTTGCCAATATGGGTTACATTGATTAGCCCGGTTTTTCTCGGTGCACTTGTATGCGGCCCACGGCTTACCGGTTGCCTTGGCCGTACCCTCAGCCCATATCATCGTGCCATGAGGACATCTTGGAGCGGCAGGTACTAACTCGCCGCCTAGCTCTTTACCGATCTCTAGCACGGCACTCGCCATCGTAGCCATATCTTCGATAGATGCCTTTGTACTCCATGGATCAGCGCTTGCAGGTAAAGTCTCTACCTTTTCCATATCTTGCACCGTAGGCCTCGATGAGTGCTCGAGGCTTGGAGTCAATAGTCCTATGCAGCGCCCGTAAGCTGAGGTAATTGTGTCCTCTACCATCCACTTACGCATATTTTGCGGATAGGTTGCCACGTTACCAAAAGCGTAATCGACGGCGCTAGGCACCGTATCCTCATACTCGCGGTACGCCTCAGCTCTTACGAGGATCGTGCCTTTCTCAATATCAAAGCTCTCAATATATGCGACTAATCTACCGCT